AGGTGCTTTCCAAGAACTAGCTTCCTTGTTTGATGATAAACTAGTAGGTGCATTAGAGAAAAAACTAGGTTATCAAATAAACCTTGCAACTGGTGAAACCACTGGTATGAAACAGACTAAGGATGGGTTAGTATCTACTGGTGTGAAAGGTGAATTATTACAACTTAAAACTTTGAAAGATATGTTTGGTGATGGTGGTACTGCTGTTACGGCACTAGGTACTTTAGCTGCATCAGCATGGGCATTAAACACAGCTTTTTCTACACTACAGAAAGCTTTCCCTAAATCGGTTACAGAAATGTTTGGTACAAAAGGAAAACCTTTGAAGTTAGTAGGTAGTGCAGTAAGGTTTATCAATCCTGTAACTATTGCTGCAACAACGGCAACTATCACTGCAATGACTGTTGGAAAGAAGGCTGCGGAAGACTTTGCTAAAGGTAAGACCTCTTCTGCGACTGAATTAGGTCACGGTGGTTTCCAAGCAGGTATGGCTTTCTCGGGACTACCTACAGTGCAACAGTTAGAGAAGCAAAGGTTGAGAAGATTATGGGAGAGCAGTGAAAACCAGTTCAGTCCTATGCTTCCTATGCCTAATTTTCCAAATATATCAGTACCTAATCAAGCTACTACTAACCATAATGAGCAATTCCACATAAATGTGAATGTTGATCCTAATAGTGGTGCAGACCCTCAGTTGTTCGCAGATACCCTAGCATCTAAGATAGATTCATACATTAAAAAAGGACGATAAAGTGGCAGAGATTATAGACAATATTTTTCAATCAAATGTTGTCTCTAATCCTCTTTTCTCAGGAACACAATCTCAGAATTGGTTCATCATTGAGACAGAGGATGGAGAGTTTTACCAACTAACTTTAACAGAGGATGTAACTGTTGAGGCAGATACTACAATCAGTAATCATAAAGTTGAAGACAGGTCTGTTGTATCCGACAATGCTGTTGCGAATAATCGCAAAGTAAGCTATAATGGTATTGTAACTTCGGTAGAAAGATTAGACCAAACACACTACAAAGATCCTTATGAACTTCTTGAAGGTTTAGAACTTGTTAGGAAGAACAGGACATACTGTGTTTGTCATTTAGACAACCTTTTGACTCCTATAACAGATTGTCTTTTAGAAAGATTATCCTTTACAAAGGGTGGTAAAGAAGGTTTAACTACTTGGAGAGTAAGTTTATCTTTTAAAGAGACACGTACTACTTCTCAAGCTGAGAAAACAAAAGTACCTCGTCCCTCAGAGAAACCTAAAACTGAGGAAACTAAAAATACAGGTAGTGCATCTACTAAATCTGAGATTCTTACAGAAACTACTATTGGAGAAATGACACCTCTTAAAGGAGCAGGTTAATGGCGCTAATATTTTCAGTCCCAGACGCAGAAAAGGGTGGACAGAACATAACACTCAATAAGAAAAGTTACCGTGTTGTGACAAGATATAATTCTCGTTTTGGGTACTGGGCTTTAGACCTATACGATTCTGCATCAAACCCTATCATCTTAGGGGAAAAATTATTACCAAAAAAAGATATATTGTCAAGGTACTTGAAGAATAAAATTCTTGGTGGGTATTTTTTCATTAGAAGTAAAGATGATTCTAAGATGACAAGAGATAATTTTGGTATAGATAAAACACACACATTAATGTTCGCATCAACAGAAGAGGTGGATTCTATTGTCGGATAATTTCTTAAGAGCCTACGAATTAACGGTGAGTAGACCACCTAATATCATTACAGAAGCTAAGACTATCACGCCAGAAGTAGGCTCTGAGAAAGTTGTAGATAAAGAAGGTGATAATCGTACAGTTGATCTTGATGACGCTGTAGTTATTACTGAGCTTGGTTTCAAAGGAAGAATCGCCAGTAACAAACAACAAGGTAATGGTCAACCATTCACCTTCACATTAACAGGCTTTTCTGAGGAAACAGAAAGTTATTTTAGAAAGAATTCTGTTGTGTTACTAAAAGCAGGTTACCAAGGACAAGACCTTCCAATATTATTTGCTGGACAGATATATGATCTAGATATAGATAAGTCTCAAGACATACCTGTGATGAAAGTATCTTGTAGTGAGGGTTATACACCTTCCAGTGCAGTAAAGGTTACTAAAAGTTTCCCCGCAGACAGCAATGTCACTTATCAAGACGTTTTAGAATATCTTGCAAGTGTTTATGCTGAGAATAGAATACCTTTAGGAAGAGAAATAGTAACTCTTTCAAACAAAGAGGGTGTTGGTGGTATAAGTGCTATTGATGAGATAGTATTAGAAGATGGTTACAATATCTCAGGAGAGTTTTTAGATGAAGCTCTATCCAAAGCGTGTAGTGAAGTAGGTTACACGTCATACTTTAACAAGGGCAGATTATACATTGAACCTAAAAACTACACCACAGACACTGTAGATGAGTTTAAGATAGGTATTAGACAAGCTATCTCTATAAACAAAACCATTCCTACAGCAGATACAAATTCTAAAGATAATCAAGAATCGTCCGAAGGTTATAAGTTTAAAACTTTCTTGGACGGTAGAATGGATGTAGGAGATATGATTGACCTGCAAATTGAAGATCGGATAAATGGCACTTTTAAAGTGGTTGGTATTTCATACACAATGGATTATGAAGGTCAAGAATGGTACAACGAGATAGAGGTACAAGCTAATGCTTAAAGATACAGCTCAAGCCATCAACGACCTAGTTGAAACAAACATATCTTCAAAACTAGACACACTTTATACAGGATTTCCTGCAACAATAGTTTCTTATGACAATCAACTTGCCACTATAAAACCTGTAATGAATAAAAGATTCAATGATGGAGATATTGTTGAATTAGGAGATCTTTATAACGTACCAGTTATCTTCCCTAGTGGTGGTGGAGGTATGTTAAGTTTTCCTTTGAAAGAAGGTGACCCTGTTTGGGTGCAGTGCTCCACAATGTCGTTCGACACGTGGAAGTCTACTTATAGTCGTAATGTAACCCCTCAAGTGAAACGTAAACATTCTATTAATGATGCTGTATGTTTTCCTTGTGTATACCCTAAGAATATTAGATTAGGTGCAAACAACGATAATATTGAATTAGTTTTCAACAAGATCAATATTGAAAGTGACCAACGTGAAATAGAAGAATTCCTCTCAAGTATTAAGTTGCTTCCTGATGGAAAGGTTGAGATAAAAACCAAGAACGGTCACAATTTCGAATTCAATGAAGATAAAAGCTTTGTTATAGAGAATACTGAAAGTGGATCTAAGTATCATTCTTTATCTGATGGTAAAATAGAGATAACTACAGCAAGTACCGTAAAGATTAAGAACGATAATGAAGAATTGGTTAGTTTATGTAGTGAATTACTGCAATTATTAATAGATACAACCACAAACACATCTATTGGTCCAATGCCTCTTAACAATAAAGCTCAAATTGCTTCTCTTAAAACAAGACTTGATACACTAAAAGGATAAAATTATGGCACTGAATTCTACAACACTGGCAGCCCTTATAGCAGCAAAAGTAAATGCCGTTGAGGAAAGCTATAAGAATGGTACTAAAGACCCAGAGGATGCTCTACAGGCAATAGCAGAGGCTATCATTGAACACATTACAGCAGATGCTGAGGTTAAGGTTGCTGGAGGCGGATCTTACAGTGGTGGTGTATTTAAGGTTGAATAATGAGTAAAGATTTCCTTTTAACAGACAAAGATTTAACCGTCACAGAACAGGGTGAGATACTTCTTGCAGATACTAAACTAGAGTTGGCAAGACAATGGGTAGAGGTAAGGTTGCAGACATATTTAGGTGAATGGTTCTTAGATGAATCTGAAGGGATCGATTGGCCTGAGATTTTATCTAACAGAGATAATCAGAGATTAGTAGATAGTACTGTAAAAACCATTATTGTGCAAACACAATATATAACTAACCTATTAAGTTACTCCTCTGTGTGGGATAAGTCTACACAGAAATATCAAATCTCTTTTGCAGCCAGTGTTGAAGACGGTGAGGTACTCACAGTAAATAATTTGGAGATTTAAAATGCCATTAAGTTCAAATGGTTTAACAATAAAAAGATTTAGAGAAATAATCTCTGATGCACAGGCAAGATTAGATGCAGGTGATAGTGGCATAGTCATAACAGACGAGGCTAACAAAACAGCTAATAATATTGGTAATGCATTTAGTTTAGCTCTTTCAGAAGTGTATGAACTGATTGAAGAGGTATACAATGCAAACGATATTCTTTCGGCACAAGGGGTGGCTTTAGATAGATTGGTTATCTATAAAAAGATTACACGTAGAGATGCAACAGCCAGTGAAGGTTTAGTAGAGCTTTTTGCTGAATCAGCTCTGAGAATATTACCAAACTTATCACTCTCTAGTATCCGAGGTAGAACCCTTTGTTGTGCAGAAGATACATCCATAGGTAGCTCTATTTTTAGGACAGTTAATTATACTTTTAATCCATCTGACCTAGCTGTCAATGGTAGAAGTTATTTCTTGTATATAAACGGAGTGGATTACTCACACACAGCGACATCAGGACAAACATTACAAGATGTTGCCAATGCTTTACGATCATCTGTAGATGCTGTAACAGGATTTTCAGCTACATCTACAAGTGGAAATTTATTTATACAGAACGAAGAAGTTTCAAACTTTAATATCGCTATAGAAGGTTCTTTTGTAAGAGGAAACTATTCCACACTTGTACCCTTTAAAGCACAGGAAACAGGTGAAGTACAGATATTAGCAAATACTGTTAATACTATAGTGACACCTTTAAGTGGTTTACTGTCTGTAAACAATCCTTTGGATTTTGACACAGGTTCTGAAGAAGAATCAGATGAAGAATTACGAGAAAGGTTCCTTACCTCGACAGGTGCTGTAGGTTGGGCAACCCCTGATGCAGTATTTAAAGCCGTTTCTGAAGTTGAAGGTGTTAGTTCTACAAATATACTAAACAACCCTACAAACACAACAGATTCTAATGGATTACCTCCACATTCGTTTGAAGTTATAGTCTTAGGTGGCGAAGATAATGATATTGCAGAGAGTATCATCAGTGTAGCACCTCTGGGAATACAAAGTCAAGGTTCAACTCAAGTAGTGGTTACTGATTCTACAAACAACCCTCAGACAATAAGGTTTACACGACCCACAAACCAATACCTATTCATACGAGTAGAGTATGAAAAGTATGAGGAGTTTGAGACATTCCCTGTAGGCGGTGAAGATTTGATACGTCAAACCTTGGTCAATGAGTTAAAGTTTTTGCCTAATAAAGATATTATTCCTTCCTCTTTCAGCGCACCATTGTATAAGAATATTAAAGGATTAGGAGAAGTGAGAATATCTTGCGGGATTTCCCCTAATGAGGGAGATGCTAATCCTACTGGGGGTACATACACAACAGATAAAATAACTATCTCAGCAAGGGATTTAGCAATCTTAGAAGATTTTCGTATTACAGTAACAGAAACAACTTTGCCGTAGGTGGATTATTATGCTAACAATAACAGATCATGAAGAAAAACTAGGTTTGTTAATTGATTATTACAACAATTCTACTAAAATCAGTGACCTTACAAGAGCGTTCTTAGGTGAGTTAAATCTAACAGAAACACTATTATTAGATATATACAATAGTTTAGATTTAGATACATCAGAAGGTGTACATCTTGATAGGATCGTTAGGTTGGTAGGGGAAATTAGAAACTCTCCTGATGATGAAGTTTATCGTTTAAATATCAAGATACGTATCGCAGTTAATAACTCTAGAGGTACACTGGAAGATCTTATTTCAGTTATAAGATTATTATACGGAAAAGATATACTCATAAAGGTAAGTTATACCTCCCCTGCCACAGTATCTTTGTACCTTGGAATGGATGAACCCTCAGAAGATGTTATAACACTATTACAGCAAACAATACCTGCAGGGGTGAGAATACAAAGTATATTGTATGCGTCAGATGCTCTACCTTGGATACCTACAGAAAGAGGTGGTGTTATTCAAGAGACAGGTGTTTTACCTGAAAGAGGTGATACTTCTCCAACAGTACGTATACCTCCAGAAAGAATTTAAAAGGTGAAAATTAAAAAATGACAAAACCTTCAGTAAGTACGCAGTGGGCCAACCAAACCACAACTTCAGGGGCTAGTGGTAACCTGAATAAACAAGAACCCACTGTTAATTTCAAAAACTTCGGACAACCAGAAGCCGACCCTGTTGACCGTCAGAGCTTGAACTATATTTTAGATGCAAACGATCAGTGGAAAGTGTATTTTGAGAATAGACTTGATGCTGGACTAGTTAATTCAGTCAATGGTGAAGATGGTGATGTCACTCTTAATGCCGATAGTTTATCAGATGATACCACTGCTCACAAGTTCGTTACAGAAGTCCAGCGTAATCTGATAGATACTTCTCTCCAACCTGAAGATGAGGAAAGGATAAGACTTATATCGGCTGCACAATCTAAAGCAGAGTTCTTGGCTAATGCTGAACAACGTAAGAGGGATAATGCGGGTAGTGGTTTCCTTGAATGGGGTAATGGTTCATTACCTAGTGGGGTTACAGAGAATATCAATACAGGTTTATGGACAAGAATAGATGGAGTTAACCGCCTACGTATGGGTTCTAGTTTTAACCCTGTAGGTGATTCACGTACCCCCTATCCGATTACCTTTGTTGACGGGGTACAACATGTAATCAACAATATTAATACCAGTGGTTCTTTTGATATAAATGAACTCCAACTCCCTCCTGCACCAGATGGTACTAAAACTTATGACAGTGTTACAGGTGTTGTTGTTCAACACTCTGACGCGGCTACAGCATTTGCATCTGAAACAGCCACTAACAAAGTGATCATATCACGTAAAGATTTAGTATTTTTAGAAATTTGGCATGAAGCTATATCTATGGATGCAGGAGTGGATGGTTTTAAAGATCAAGTTTATTATTTAGGCGGTGTCCAAAATGGTTTAGCTAGACCCTATAACGAAATTACCA